AACCGGCACCATCACCCTCAGCAATCAGGTGATCGGCGGCATCGAGGTCGATGGCTCGGTCCAGACATCAACAGGCACACCGGCAAATCCGGGGCTACTCGATGTCCTGAATACCTCGTCGTTGAGCATCATCAACACCACCGGGGGCACGATCAGCGGCGCAGTGGCGGTCAGCGACACCTCGTTCACCGCACCTGTCTCCTCGATCGCGCTGTCGGGGTCAGGCGTGTGGCAAACGGCAGTCGGCAGTTCAGCGACACTGCAATGGTTCGCCGATACCGCCAACCAGCAGGGCGCCGACAACGCCACCGACGCCCCCGGCGTGTTGCTCGATACGTTCGTCAGCAGCCCGGCACTGGTGGCTGACAGCTTCTCGGACAATGGCGGCATACCGTTCAGTGCCACCGCCCCGTTCTCCATGACGGAGACGGTGGCGTTTTCGCTGACATCAGGCGGGACGCTGCTCAACCGGGGGCAGACCATGCTGGCGGCGGTCGATACCCCGGAGCCGGCTTCCATGGCGTTGCTAGGGGCAGGGCTGGTGGCGCTGGCCACGACCCGCCTACGGCGGCGCGGGTAGTGAGGCCGGCATGAGCATCGAGCCGGAATATGTTTACACGACCGGCGGCCGGAAACCCGAACCTCGGCGATGGCTCGTGGTGCAATGCTCTGCCGATGATGCCGCCCTTGTCTATGATCTGGGCAAAGAGGGATGGGAACCCTTCGCGGTCACTACGGCCCCGAGCGCCCATCCGAGCATCTGGTGGCGCAATCAGGAGGAGGCGGCATGATTGTTCTGGGTCGGCTTCTTCGTCGGCACCGTGGTCGGCATCGCGGCCGTGATATCGGCCATCGTGTGGCTCACGCCAGATGAAAAGGATCGCCCGTAGGCGTCTACGACCTCGGCGTGTTCGAAGCCTGCATCCTAAAAGCAAACCATCCGTGACCCGCATTGGAGCTAGTCCATGAACCAACTTCGCCACCCGCAACAGGACGGCGCGATCGATGCGACCACGCGCCTGACCCTCACCCTCGATGCGCAGACGTGGAATCTCATCGTGGGCCACCTCGCCGAAACCGGCCCGTGGCGGGTGGTGAACCCGATCATTCAGGAGTTGCAGAGCCAGCTACGCTTGGCCGTAGCGTCGGCGCGCTCGGCATCGCGGGCGGGCGAAGAGGCCGGCTGATCTACCATGCAGCACAGCATCACCCTGCCATACCGCCGCACCTCGCCGGTCCACGTCCCGCGCAGCGACATCGTGCTGTCCTCGGCCGACAGCCTGCTGCTGACCGTCGTCGTGGTCGAAAGCGATCATCCTTCGGCGCAGGCCCTCGTTCTCGCCACCGACATCAACGGGCCGTCGATGCAACTCGTCCTATGGGATGATGCCGATTACGGCTATGCCTGGGGTGACTATCAGCGGGCCTGGGCGCCTGGGCTGCTGCTGCAATCAATCCCCGGCACGCCAGGTGCCGCCGCCGGGTCGTGGGAGTTCCACATCCCCACCGGCACCTTCGCGTCCTTCCCGTTGCGCTGCGGCTGGTCGATCCTGCTGCTGTGGGGCAACAGCACGAAATCCTCGGTGCTCGCGCAGGGAATCGCCAGCTTCCTGCGGCCCTTCTTCACCGGCATCCCGATCGGCGACCTGCCGCAGCCGGAGCCGATCCCGCCGATCCCGCCGGGGCCGGGCTCGCAAATCGGGCTGCTCACCGACGACCTGCACCCGATCATCACGTCCACCACAAACCGCCAGTTGGAGACATCCTGATCATGTCCGGGACCAACATCCGCGTCATCGACCTGCCCGATTTGGGGACCGTCACCGACACGTCGAGCTTCGTCATCGACAAATCGACCACGACCGGGCGGTTCTCTGCGTTGGCGGTGAAGAACTATTGCGCCACGACGACCCTGCCCGAGGCGCCGTCGAACAACGTGCCCTATGGCCGACAGAATGCCGGCTGGGTGCCGGTGCTCGCCGATGCGCCCTCCAACGGATTGCCCTATGCCCGACTGAATGCCGCCTGGTCCCCGGTGGTCCCCGAGGCCCCGCTCACCGGCTCGATCTATGGCCGCGGCAGTTCGGGCTGGTCATCCGTCCTGCCGATGACCGGCGGCACGGTCCAGGGCAGCCTCGGCGCAACCGGCAACATCACGGCCGGCGGCAACGTCTATACCAACGTCATGGCGCTGTCGGCTGCCAACAGCTACGAGTGGCAGTTCTACGTCCAGGGCGGCACCGGGCATCACATCCAGCAGCATCGCGCCGGCTGGTACGACCTCTGGGCGTCCACGGACGGGTCGCGGTACTGGAACGGCCCAAGCGGCGGCCTGATGAGTTTGACCGGCGGCGGCGCTCTCTCGATTGTCGGCGGTTTGGGGGTGCAGGGCGACGCTAACATTTCCCACGATGTGATTGCACACGCCGGCCTCTTCTATAACGGCGTCTATGTCAACAACGCCGGCGACCCCAATTATTTCGGCATGTTTCCCGTCGGCGGCACGCACAGGATGCAGTTTTCGGATACCTGGTACTGGGATTGGAACACGTCCACTGGCACTCTGATATGGGTGGGGGGCAGCACTTCGCTCTGGGTCATGCGCAGGAGCGACAATCTCAGCTTTAATCCGAGCGGGCCGGTCGGGGGGAATGGGCCATATCAGAACGTCAGCGACCGCCGATTCAAATCGAACATCGCCCCGGCCACCGCCGGACTCGCCGAAATTATCCAGCTTCAGCCGATGACTTTCGACCGCCTGCCGATTACCGACGCGGACGGCAACCCCGTGCCCCGGCCAAGCGAGATCGGCTTCATTGCCGATGACGTGCAGCCGATCATTCCCGAGGCGGTCTATCGCACCGTATGGCCCGACGTTGGTCAGGCGGACCCGAACCCCTCCGATCCCGCGCTGTCGCTGGCGGGCGAGGTCCTCACCGCCGTCTTGGTCAACGCGGTGAAGGAATTGAACACCCGGCTTACCACGCTGGAAGGCAAGGTTCCCTGATGTCTGACACGCTCTCCACGCTCAGGACGGCGCTGGCGCCCAAGACGGGCATGCAGCGCATTCCGTTCCCGCTGGAGAGCTATGAACATCCCTCGCTGCCGCTGTCGGCCAAGCGTCTGATCAACCTCATGGCCGAGCAGCAGCCGGCCGACGCGCGCACCGCCGCCGCGTTGGTGTCCACGCCAACGCTGAAAGCCTGGAACGACCCCGGCCTCATCGGCCCCGGCCCGATCCGCGCGATAAACGACGAGATGCCGGGCCTCGTCTACCTGATCTCGGGAACCGGCGCCTATCGCCTGGTGCTGTCCTATCCCGGCGGCGTCGCGGTCAACTACCTCGGCGATCTCGGCGCGCTCGCCGCCGTCAATCCCTGGGAAAGCAGCCCAACCATCGCCGCCGGGCCGAGCAACGTCGTGTTCTGCAACCCGCCGCGCGCCTATACCTGCACCCACGCCGCCACATCACTCACCCAGATCACCGACGCCGATTTTTCCGGCGCCAGCAGCGTCGCCTATTGCGACGGATATTTCGCGTTCTCCTCCACGGGCGACACCGCGAGGTGGTTCATCTCCAAGCTGCGTGACCCCGTGAATTACGACGCGCTCGATTTCGCATATTCCGATGCCCTCCCAAATCTCATCCGGCGCGTGATCAACCACCGCGGCCAGATATGGACGATTGGCGAAGGCGGGTTTGAGGTCTGGTATGATGCGGGCAAGGCGGATTTCGCGTTCCGTCGCGCGGCCGGCGGCGTCGTGCCAGTCGGCACGCACTCGCCTATGTCGGTCTGCAAGATCGACCAGTCGGTCTGGTGGGTCGGCGTCGATGGCATCGTCTGGCGCTCCGAAGGCTACACGCCGCGGCGGGTGAGCACCCACGCCATCGAAGCCATCGTTGGCCCCAATTCCCTCGGCTTGCAGGCGCTGTCGCATCCCTATCGCGGGCACTGGTTCTACTGCCTGACGACGCAGGACAACCGCACCCTGGTCTATGATATCGCCACCGCCGTCTGGCATGAGCGGAGCACCAGCACGGACGGCAGCGCGCCATGGCAAGCGGCAACTTCCGCGTGCGACAACAACCGCCTGCACCTGCTTGGGGATCGCGCCACCGGCCTGCTCTACACGCTCACGATGTTCGCGGACGACGCGGGCGTCACCGTCATCCGCCAAGCGACGCTGCCGACGATATGGGCCGGGACCAACCGCGCGTTCTGCGCGCGGGTCGAGATCGAAATGGAAAGCGGCGGCTCGGCCTCGCCGGGGGCGGTGCAGCTTGAGTGGTCCGACGACGGCGCGCGGACGTGGAAGGCATCGCGCACCATGAACGCCGGCGCGCCCGGCGACTATACGCACCGGGTCTACACCACAAGGCTGGGCGCCTTCCGCCAGCGCACGTTCAGAATTACGACGCATGGGGTTACAAGGCTGTTCAGCGTGGATGCCGAGCTTCCCGTTTTACCGCAGGATCATTTCTCATGAGCGGCACCGAGCCCCGCGCGATGGAGCCGCCTTACTACGCCCCGCCGGTTCGCGACGATCAGACATCGCAGGCGTGGATGGAGTTTTTCCAGTCCCTTATCGACCGGCTCACCGCCCTTGAGGCCAGGGTCAAGGCGCTTGAGCCACCGTGAGGCAGTTTGTGCAAATTGCCGAGGGCGTCGAGACGCTGCCGCTGCGCCTCGAACTCGCGCGCAACGCGCAACTGTGGGACCAACGGCCCGACCGGCGCCTCTATGCCGGCACGCCGCACGCCGCCATGACCGACATCACCGTGCGATACATGCCCGAGGCGGACCTGTCCGATATGGAAGTCCGGCGGCGTGAGCACCGCAACGTCTTCTGGCCCGCCTGGCACGCGCTGCCCGCGCTGCGGCCGGTGGTGTTCGGGCTCATGGCGCGGGTGCAGGCAGTGGAGTTGGGTTCGATCCTGATCACGCGGCTGCCACCGGGAAAATCCATCGAGCCGCATAGCGACGCGGGCAACTGGGCGCCCTCCTATTATACAACCAAGTGCCATTGGACAGTGCAGGGCGGCGCACTGGTGACCTGTGAGGATGAAGTGTGCGAGTTTCGTGACGGTTCGGTATGGACCTTTAATAACTTGCTGGTACACAGCGTAGAAAACCATGGCAATGAGGACCGAATTTCCGTCATCGTGAGTATGAGGGCGAGTTGATGAAGCGCGCGGAGCACCAGCCCGAAACCATCTCGGTGACGATCTATGGGGGCATCTATTACAAGGTCTGGCGCGTCCCTGATGCCGGCACGATCATTCCCCAGCATAGTCACGATTTCGATCACCTGACCGCCGTGCTGGCGGGCGGCGTGGAGGTCTGGCGCGACGGCGTGCCGATGGGCGACGTGTGGGCGCCGGCAACGATTGAGATACAAGCTGAATGCAAGCACATGTTTCGCACGCTGACAGCGGATTGTCGCTTCGCTTGCATCCATAACGCCGACCGCCTGGACGGCGACGAGCCAGCCGTCCACGAAGAACACAACCTGGTAGAGGAGGACTGAGCGGTGGCTATGGCCGTGAACCCAAGCACCGTTTCCCGCATCATCTCTGGCGAGCGGCGTCCTGCCGCTATGCCGGAAGTTCGTTAGGAGTTCGTGTCATTCCGTGGGCGGTCGCCGCGGCGGGTATCACCGCAGCAGCTGGGATCGGCTCCAGCATCATGCAATCCAACACCGCATCCGACGCGCAGGATCAGGCTCAGGCGCAGTTCGCGCAACAGCGCGCGGACACCGCACCATGGCGCACGGCCGGGGGGCAAGCGCTCACCGGAGCCACCGATCTGCTCGGCCTCAACGGGCCGGATGCGGCGAGTGCCGCGATGGGCCGCTACACCGCCTCGCCGGGCTACCAGTGGCAGCTTGACCAGGGGCTGCGCGCGGTCGATGCCGGGGCGGCGGCGGCGGGCACGTTGCGCTCCGGGGCCACGCTCAAGGCCGAGCAGGAATATGGCCAGGGCCTGGCCAACCAGGATTTCGGCAACTACTACAACAGGCTGTATAACCTCTCACAGCTTGGCGGGAATGTCGCAGTGCAAGGGGCGACGAATGCCTCGGGTGCGGCGACTGCGGCGATCGGCGGCGCCAACGCGCAGAACAGCATCACCGGCAATCTCAGTCAGGGGCTTAGCTCACAGGCCAACACGCTACTGAACAACCCGAATTTCCAGAGTTATGCGAAGGGGCTGTTCGGCGGTACCACACAGCCCGCCTACCAAGCCGGCGGGGTAAACTACGGCACCAACGCCGCGTCGTATCCCACTAATACGTGGTATTGAGCCATGTCTGGCGCACAGACTTCGCCGTTTCCCGATCAGAACCAACTGATGGCGGCCAACGCGCAGCAGCTTGCCAATGTTTACGCGCCCGAGCGCAACCGGCTGTTCGTGCAGCAGGCGACACAGGAGGCGGGCGGGCGGGAAATGACGGCGTTGGGGCAGGCTTCGCAAGGGCTGCTGAGTATCGATGGCGAGGAGAACCGCGCCAAGGCATGGCCCGAGGTCGTGCGCTACATGCAGAGCATCGGCTATGCCAAGAACGCGCCGGCGGTCTATCCTGGCGAAGATGCGTTGAAGCAGATGCGCGCCCGCGGCCTGCCGGTCGAAACGCAGTTCAACCTGGGCATTGCAGGGGGATCCGCCCTCTCGGACCAAATGCTGAAGCTCTATACCGGCGGCGGTACAGGGACAGGGGCGACGGCACCGGCGGCAAGCACAGGCCCGGCCGTCCCGCGCGATCCCAAGGCCCCCACCATCGGCCAGCAGGCCAACAATCCCGGCAATCTCAGCACCGGTGTTCCCGGCAGCACCGGCTTCATCACTGCGGCAGACGGGCAGAAGGTTGGCGTCTTTCCAGACGTGCCAACCGGCGTGGCGGCGCATGCCTACCAGCTTGCTCGCTATGGTGCCCAAGGCATCAACACGGTGCAGGATGCGGTGAACCGCTGGGTCAGCAATCCGTCCGCCAATACAGCGCCATACGTCGCCGCCGTCAGCAAGGCGCTCGGGGTCGGGCCGGGCGATAAGATCAACCTGGCCGATCCGGCCGTGCAGCGGGCGTTCATCCTGGCGCAACAGCCGTATGAGAGCGGCAGGCCGTGGCTCAAACCGGAGGACGTGGATGCCGGTATCGCGCTGGCGAGCAGTCCGAACTTCGGCAAGGGCGTGGCGGCGCGGACGGGTGGAACGAACTTCGCAGGCCCCGGTGTGCCAACCGGCCCCACAGCACCCGCTCCGGTAGTTCCAGCACCCACGGCACCCGCGTCCGCGCCTGTCCCCCCAGCCCCGGCGGTGGCAGGCGGCACCGTGGCCGAGCAGCCCGCCAATCAGCCCCTGATCAACCGGCTAACGTCCGTCGGCGGGGCACCGCCCGCAATAGCCGCGCCAGTCGTGGCCGCGCCAGCGGTCCCGGCCGTGCCAGAACCGCCAGCACCGCCCGCACCAACCCCGCCGCAACCCCAGCCGACATCTACGGCAACCCTGCCACACGCTAGCGAGGTGCCGACCGGCATGGCCCGCCCGCAGGCCCAACAGGCCCAGGCATTGCTTGCGCGCGCGGCCCAGATCGAAATGCTGGCCGCCCAGTCGCCGCACGATCTACGCGCGCAGGCGACGGCAAAGGCGATGGCAGCCGATCTGAAGACCAAGGCCACGATGCTGTTGCAGGCCGAGAATGTGGTGCAGACCCAGGAAGGCCAGCTAAACACGCTCACCGGCAAGATCGACGAGACGGCAAAGCCGCTGGCCAATTATCGCGAGACCTCCCCCGGCTCCGGAATCTGGGTAGGCGGCCCCGGCACTGAGCCGAAGTTCCAGCCGCCCGGCCGCCTGGTTGTCGACAAGGCAGGAGATGTATGGCGAACGACATCCGCCGGGGCGGAGAAGTTAAGTCGCCTCGACCCTGCCGCCGTTGCTGCGCTCAATGCAGCCCAGGCGGCAGGCACCGCGGCGGGTACGGCAACCGGGAAGCTCACCGCACAGCTTGCCGACCAGGGACGCTCGTCGGCGCAGGCAATCGGCAACATCGACTATGGACTGAGCCAGCTTGCGAAGGCCAAGGAAGGCGGCATCAATACCGGATACTTCGCGCCATGGCTCGGCACGGTAGCGGCCATCGGCAAGTCCTTGGGCATCAGCCCAGCGCTCATCGGCGTCGATCCTTCCGCGGTAGGCAACATCCAAACCGCGCAGAAGACCCTTGCGGTGGTTTCGGGCGCAATCTTGCAACAAGTGCTGGGTAGCGATTCACAGATCACCGACGCGAAAATCCAGCATTTCATCCACGCGCAGCCCGGCATTGAAACCGACCCGGATGCCGTCAATCGCGTGTTGAACTGGGCACGCTCGCAGTTCGTCTATGAGCGGGAAATGGCGGCATCGGGAATGAAGGACGCAAGCGCGACCGGGATACTGCCGCCCGGCTGGCAAGCCAAGTATTACGCCGAGCATGGCTTCGCACCGATCTATAACCCTGTCACCGGGCACATGGAACAACCGGACAGCAGGGCACCCAGCCGGGAGGCGCCTCCGCCCTTGGAGACGGCGCCGGTCAATCCGGCGAATCGCCAGAGCGGCACAATTTATGCGACGCCGAAGGGGCCGATGAAGTGGACCGGCACCGGCTGGCTACCGGCGGGGCAATAGCATGACAGCAGAGCTCTCCGATGCTGAGGTCTTCGGTACTCCTGGCGGCTTCGCTGACAGCCCCGTGGGGAAATACATCACTGCCCCGATAAAAGCCCTGGAACCAGAGGCGCCGGTGCCATGGCGCGAGACCTTGCCTGGGCGCATTATCGAAGCGGGGGTGAAGGGATTCCGCGAGGCGGAGCCATTCTACAAGCCCGAGTTGCACGCCGCCGTCGATCAGGGGCCGGTGGGGCGGTTCATCACCAATCCGGTGCTAGACACCGCTAAGGGCGTTGTGGGCGCCCTGGCGGGTGGGGCTGGGCAGGCAGCCTATGAGACGGGGGCGGCGATCGGCGGTCCCCGCCTGGGGCGCGATTTCTATGTGCTCAATCAGTTGGCCCCGGCTGCCGTGGCGATGCCGGGCGTCGTGAAGCCTGGGGGCGGTCCCGTCAGCGCCGATACCATCGTTCGCAATACCGTGCAGCCATGGGAGGACGCGAGGACCCCCGTGATGCGGTCGGGGGAAGCCTTCCCGCCGGGCGTGCCCGATTACGGGATGACGCGCGAGCAACGCATTCAGCAATTCCTGTCCGAGCAGCCGCCTGAGGCCGTCGCCGAGATGGCCAAGACGAACCCGGATGCGGCCGCCTGGCTGGCAGAGCGCGCAGGAGCGGCCGAGCGTCAGGGACTGGCTGAGGGCGCTGGAACGACCACGCCAGAGACGTCGGCGGGGACGACTACGCCCGAGGTTCCCGCTGGCCCTGTTACCACCTCAGCGCAGGCAAAGGCGGTCGCGTCTGGTTTTTATAAGGCCGCGGACGATGCCGGCGGCACGCTGACGCCAGGCTTCGCGAATAAATTCTTCGACAAAGTTGATGCGGTGATTCCACAGACGGAGGCCGGGAAGGCCATCGCGGGAGAAAGCCCTACGAGTGCGCTTGTGGCGCGGATTCAACCGCTCCGCGACAAGCCCATGACGCTTCAGGCCGCACAGGAGGTCGATGAGGCTCTAGGCACCCTGATCGACAAGGAATACGGGATTAAAGGGCTGTCCAAAGAAGGAAACAAACTGCTGGATATCCAGCACTCATTCCGCGATCATATTCTCAGCGCCGGCCCCGATGACATAGTGGGCGGCAGTGCCGGCTTCGATGCGCTCAGCCAGGGGCGCCAAGCGTGGTCGCAGGCTAGGAAAATGGACGACCTGGAACGCATCCAGGAACGCGCAAACATGACCGACAATCCCGCAACGTCGGTCAAGACTCAAATCCGGACGCTGCTGACCAATCGGTCGAAAGTCCGCGGCTACAGCGATGAGGAAGTCGCCGCGCTGCAAGAGGCGGCACAACGCGGCACGGTCGGCAGCTTGTTGCATGTCTTCGGAAGCCGCCTGGTCCCGCTTGCAGCGGGAGCAGCAGAAGTGGGCGCCCATGGCTTGGGCGGGGGCCTTCTCGCCGCCGGCCTGACTCATCTTGGCACGGCCAAGCTGCGGGATTGGGGAGCGGCGATGCAGCAAAACCGGCTCAGCAACGCTATAAATGTCGTGGGGCAAGGCGTGCCGTCCGACCCGCTGCGCAATCAGTTCATGCCGCCGCCACCGAACCCATAACCTTTCCGCGCCAGTATCATCGGCGACGATCTCGACCATCGAATGGGTTGTCGATGAATACCAAGTAGATCACGAAGAACCAGACGAGGGCACCGGGCGCTGCAACATGAGGCGCGGAAGGGAGCAGCAGCAAGATAAGGCCGAGCACTGCCAGCCCGACGATCCACGCCACGGCCTTGGCCAAGACAATGGCTGTTGCACGGAGCTGTTGGTGCCCCTGTGGGAGCGGCGGCGGAGGCAGCAAGCGGCGCGTTTCAGGCGCGTATGTGTCACTCACAAGTCTATCTCCAGAGATCAGGGTTTCAGGGTTGCGATGGCGCCGAGAATAGGAGCCCATTTCAAGATTGACCTTTGCGGGTTGGTTTGGTGTCAGGGGCATAGGTGGCTGGTTCGTCGCTCATGGGATGAAGTGTCCATAGCGACGCCTTAATGAATGAACAGCTTGAGCAGGATGGCCACCGACACGGCAAAATGTGTCCCTACCATCCATTTGAGGACCGCCAGATCGCGTTTCATGTCGATCACGTCGTCATCCCGTT